GAAGGTAGTGACTACCGCACTCGCCTCTTTTTGATTTCAGCACCAATGTCACGATGCACGATGGTAGCACTGTTGACCTGACCATTCCTGATATGTATAGCAAGGTTATTCTGGCAAAAATCAAACCAGACGACAGCAAACATTTTGTGATCTATCCTGATATCGACATCTTCATTCCTGATTACGACCCGGATATGGAGCTGCCCTATGGATACATCAAGATCACAAACGAGAGTGGTTCTACCTTTACTCTTGGAACCACCTCTCTGAGTACAACCGGAGTGACTGTGACTATTCATAGCACTACTGGTTTGCTTCCCGGAATGGAAATCAATTAAGAAACAGGGGGCTTCGGCCCCCATTTATTTGGAGAAGGTATGCCAGTTAGAAAGTGTCCAAACGGTAAGTATCGTATTGGTACCAGCAAGTGTATGTATACCAGAAAGTCAGATGCTGAAAAAGCATATAAAGCCTATCTAGCTAAGAAGAATAGTGAGAAGAAGATGTAGGAGGTAGAATGAATAACGAGAGATATGATTTTAGTTATATTGCTAACGCACTTGGGGAGCTTCTCCATAAGGATGAAAACAAGTTCGTATTCCTACGTACTTGTGTAGGAGCAGGGAAGACCTCAATGTCTCTCGTTCACATGTTCCTCCTTGCCCACATGCAAGAACCGAATAGGGATGGGGTACGACACACGAAGACTTGTATTGTACGAGCAACTGCTCCTAACTTAAAGAACACAACAATCCCTTCATTCATTAACTGGTTTGGAAAGATTGCCACTTTGAAGATAGGGAACGCACCTTACACTGCTGAAGTTATTATGCCAAGTATGTTTGGAGATGGAACCACTGTTAAGTGGGAGATACTGTTCCTCGGTCTGGACCATGCTGACGCAGTAGAAAAACTCAAGTCTTTGGAAGTGAGTAACATCCTCTTCTCAGAAGCAGTAGAAATTAGGAAGGTTATGTTCGATACGGCGAAGGGTCGTATTGGTCGTTTCCCTCCCACTAACTCTGGATGTAAATGTACACGCCCTCAAATTTTATGTGAGTATAACTCCCCATCGATTGATCATTGGCTGGCTCAACTCGAACTGAATGCTCCACCGGAACACAGTTTCCATGTGGGACCACCTGCTGTTCTAAGAACTGAGAACGGTGAGTATAAGGTAAATCCAAAGGCTCTCAACCTAGAGAATCTACCGGATGGCTACTACCAGAACCAGATATATGGTAGTGAACAGAGCTATATCAATGTCATGCTGATGAATAAGTTCGGTACACTGAAGTCGGAAAAGCCTGTGTTCTCTAACTACAATGACGAGGTACATTGTGCTACGGAAGAGCTCAAGCCACTTCGTGGTATACCTCTAGTGGTTGGGCTCGACCTCGGACTGACCCCTGCCTGCGCAATTGGTCAGCTCACACCTAGCGGGCAGTTGATTATATTGGACGAGATTACTGAGTTTGATACAAGTCTTGACGCTTTCCTTGAGGAAAGGTTCAAGCCACTCATCCTTTCCAAGTATTATGGATTTGAATACAAAGTAGTAGTTGACCCTGCTGGTAATCAGAGAGCACAGACTGACCTAACATCCTGTGTTGATCTCCTAAAGAAACATGGCATCCCCGTAAAAACAGCCAAGTCTAATAGCTTGATTGACCGTCTGGGTGCAGTAGACTACTTCCTCCGAAGAATGATAAGTGGTAAGACCCCTAGCTTCCTTCTCTCCCCAGCATGTACAAGCATACGAAAGGGGATGATAAGCGAATATCATTACGAGAGAGTGAAGAGTTTGAGCAGTGATATGTATAACGAGAAGCCTGCTAAGAACGAATACTCCCACGTCATGGACGCCCTACAGTACCTCGCACTTGATTGTCAGGCACCTAACATTACTAAGACTTATAAAAACTATTCCAACAACAGTGGCTACCAACCCGGTAGTAGTGTTGGCGGTTACTAGGAGGTAGCATGGCTGAAGAGAAAGTATTGTCTTCGTTGTCGCCTGCCTCTGCTGAAGAACAGGCTATGCGCGAAGTGCAGGCTGCTGATGAGAAGAGAAAGCAGCAGATAGTAGATGAGCGCATGAAGTCTGAAGAAATCTTTGATGAGATTCTTGAAGAGGATGAGAGGAATAAATCTGGCAACCATATGGACTATCAGATTGATAGGATGGCGACCCACTTCCAAACTCTATTCACTGAAGCAGAGCAGAATCGAAAAGCAATTGAGGCCAGATGGCTTAAGGATTTGAAGCAGGTGAAGGGGGAATACGAACCAGAGGTACTGGCTCGTATACATCCTAAACGATCTAAGGCTTTCATTAGGTACACAAGAGCTAAGGTTAAGACTACTGTAGCTCGACTTATGGACTTCTTATTCCCAGCTAACGGGGACAAGAACTGGGGTATTGAACCCACCCCTATCCCTGAACTCTCACCTGAGCAGATGACTACTCTCGTCACCCAGTATATGCAGCAGACTGGACAGGAGATTACTCCCATTCAGTTGCGTAAGTTGATCTTCGATACAGCTAACAGTTCCTCTGATAATATGGAAAGAGCTATCGCTGACCAACTTTCCCAATTGCACTATCGGGATATTATGAAAGAAGTTGTGACTAGCGGAGCTACCTATGGAACTGGTGTTCTCAAGGGGCCGCTGATCACTGTTAAACGTCGAGAGAAGTATGTTCAGAATGAAGACAGTTCTTGGGCGCTCCTTAACATTGAACAGATCAATCCATTCTGTGAAGCTGTAGCTATCTGGGATTTCTTCCCTGACATGACTGCAAAGAAAATAGATAATTGTCGATACATCTTTCAGCGACACATTATGGATAAGCATAAGCTACATGAACTTGCTAAACGTCCCGACTTTAACGGGGAGGCAATAAAGGCTTATCTGGATTACAAGGTGTGGGGCGATCACGAAAACAAAGACTTTGAATCTGAAATTGATTCTATGGGGCAGAACACCACTCTCAACAGTTCTATTACGAAAGATAGGAAGTATGAAGTATTGGAGTTCTGGGGTTATGTAGACAATCATGATATGGAAGAGATGGGGGCAGAGATTCCTGATAACTATAAAGGGAGTCTGCAAGTAAAAGCGAACATATGGATACTGGGAGATAAGATTATCAAAGCAACTCCCACTCCTCTTGATGGGGCAGATTGGCCCTACTATCTCTACTATTATGACAAGGACGAGAGCTCCATCTTTGGTGAAGGACTCCCCACTATCCTGCGTGATATTCAGGAGCTCATCAACTCTGGCTTCAGAGTGATGCTTGATAACGCAGCTATCAGTGCTGGTCCGCAGATTGAAGCAAACATGGACTTGCTTGGTCCTGATGAAGACCCGACACAGGTATATCCGTTTAAGGTATGGCTCCGTAATGGTACGGGCCTAGAAGCACAACAGCCTGCAATCCGAGTACATCAGCTTCCAAGTTATACGTCTGAGTTTATTGCAATGTCAAACCTCTTCGAACGCTACGGTGAAGAAGTCAGTACCATGCCCCGTGTGATTAATCCTACAGGGGCTGCTAACCTCGGAGGCAGTCAGCGTACTCAGGGCGGTTTGTCTATGCTTATGGGGCAGGCCAATATCACTATCAAAGATCAGGTTAAGAACTTCGATGATGGTATTACCTCCCCCTTCATTACTGCCATGTACTACTGGAACATGGAGTTTAATGAAGACCCGTCTATTAAGGGTGATTAAGAAGTAGTTGCTAAGGGAACCTCTTCCCTTGTCGCAAAGGAAGTTGCACTAGATGCAATGGCTAAGTTTGGTGAGATGTCTAGCAATCCTGCGTTTGCTCCGTTCATCCAACAGAAGAATTTGATTCGTCAGTTTGCTGAGTTGCTTGATCTTACTGATCGAGACTTGGTAAAGAGCGATGAACAGATTGCTGCTGAACAGGAACAGGCTGCACAGGAACAGAAGGCTCAGCGTGAGTTCTCTATGCAAATTACAGAGCTTGCAAGACAAGGCGGTGTGTCCCCTGAAGACCTCCTTAACGCAATCAATGATCTGCGTAATAAGGTTGGGCAGACGGGTGTGATGTAATGAATTACAATAAATCAAGAACAAAGGAAGCGTTACTCGTAAGGATTAACGAATCCAAGACAAGCCCTGCTTATGAACCTCTCAGAGAGTGGTTGCTCCTTGAGATTGACAAGAGCACGGACATGTTTGTCACAGCGGAAGGCAATGAATTATACAGGCTTCAGGGA